TTCACCGGCAGTGCGTGAGCAGGTTGCGCGGCTGGCGCGTGTTCGGCCTGATGTGGCGGTTGAGGTTGTGGCTGATGATGATGCGCGGCTGACTGATCGTGACAAGCATTTTAATACCGGCGTGACCAGGGCGCTGCTGGCTGCGGCGGCGGTTGATGGTGATGTGGTGATTCCGAGATTTGATAAGGAGGCTGGCCAGTGAATAAAGTGACTTGTTGTTGTTTGTGCGGTGACGAAGATAAGCCGTTAAAACGAATCTATGGTGATTGGTACTGTGACGAATGCGAAGAGTTTGATCGTACCTGTGATATTGATGCTTATGAAGAGCAGAAGCGCGCTCGAATCGCTGAAGAAAATGAATATTAGTTTGATAACAATAATAAATAACGAGGCTGAAGCATGAGTGATAAGCCGACTGATTTTAATGATCTGGCGCAGGTGCAGGGTGTTGAGGCGCTCGGTGTGCAGATCACTAAAGATTTGCATGATATTACGGTCGACCGACGACGCGAAGTTGACGCGCCAGCGCAGCTTTCGGAGGGGGTGAAGGCTGTTTCTGATATGGGCAATGTGGTTCCATTTGATAAAAACAGCAATCTACCCAACGAAAACGCTGCGCGTGATGACGAATTTGAGCGTGTATGGCGTGGCAAGTTTGAACGAACTAATTCTGGCAGCCTGAAAGGCTCGGTGCGTAACACTGAGCTGGTGCTGCGACATGATAAGCATTGGGCGGGGGTACTGGGGCTTTGTGAGTTTAGTCATCGTGTTTTGAAGTTGAAGCCGCCACCGATGTCGGATTCGTGCGCGGGTGAGTGGAATGATATGGATGCGGGGTCTTTGCGGCTTTGGTTGGCTGAGCAGTATGGGTTTACGCCTAACCACGGTGATGTGACTGATGCGCTGGTGACGGTGGCGCGATCGAATAGTTTTCATCCTGTCCGGGAGTATCTTGAGTCGATTAAATGGGATGGTGTGCCACGGTTAAAAGACTGGTTGAGGCTGGCGTTTGATTCAACGGAGCCGGAGGGCTATCTGGCGTTGGTGGGCCCGAAGATTCTGGTGGGCGCGGTGGCGCGTGTGATGCGACCTGGCTGTAAGGCTGAGGAGGTGATGATTCTCGAAGGTCGGCAGGGGCGTGGTAAGTCAACGGTGATTTCTATTCTGTTCGGTGACTGGTTTTCTGATTCGCCTTTGCCGATTGGTAAGGTGGCGGCGCAGGAGCTTATCCAGGGTAAGTGGTGTTTTGAGATTGCGGAGCTGGACGCCTTTCATAAAGCGGAGGTGACGGCGTTGAAACAGTTCCTGTCGCAGCAGATTGACAGGTTCCGACCGGCGTATGGTCGGAGCGCGTTGGATTTTCCGCGCCAGACGCAGTTTTGGGGATCGACTAATCAGGATACTTATCTGCGCGATTACACGGGTAACCGAAGGTTTTGGCCGGTTTTTTGTGCGACCGTGAATAAAGAGTGGGTGCGCGAACATCGGGACCAGTTGTGGGCTGAGGCTTTGCAGCTTTATGAAAACAAGTTTCAGTGGTGGGTTTCTCGGGAAACGCCGGAGCGCGAAGCGGAGTGGTTGCTGGTGACGGATGTCCAGGATTCGAGAATGCAGGCCGATCCCTGGGAGGGGTTGCTCATTAAGTTTTTCGCTAAGTCCGTCAATGAGTATTTTCATGCGCATGAGATTCTTGAGGGGATTGGTGTTGATGGTGGGCACCAGACTCAGGCCCATGTAAACCGGATTGCGCCGATACTGAGGTCGTTGGGCTGGAAAAATACACGCAAGCGAATTCCTGATGGAAACGGCAGAAAAGTGCAGGCGCGGGTGTGGATTAATCAAGATCTGCTGGATGAGGTTCCGTTAAGCAGTGATAAAAACGAACAATCGGGTGATGAATTATGGGATATGTGACACCTGTGACGGCCTACGGTTTGAGGGTGTCACAGCTACAGGCTAGACGGGGCGCGGGTTGTGACGGCGTGACGGCTGTGACGCCGGTTTCCCGTGCACGTAGGCGCGCACACCTACGCGCGCGCACGCATGCGGATGCGAATATATGTGTCACAGGTGTCACTACTGTCTTATATAAGCAAAATCAGGAAGTTAGAGTGTGACGGCCTCAAATTGTAGGGTGTCACAGGTGTCACAGGGGTTTGAGTGGTATCGAGCTGATCTTTACAGCGTTGAAACAGTGGAGGGTTATCGAGTGATGGTGCAGAAGGTTGGTGGTCGGTGGGTTTATTCTGCATTTAGTCCATGTGAAAAAATTATCAGGAATGGTGATCGCTGGTTTTTTCGTGGCTTTGAGTACAAAGATCGGTATGAGATTGGTGAGCAGGTGCCACCGGCTTTTGATTTTCGAGGCATGACGGCTTCGATGCCGTTGGGTTGTTTTCGTGATGTTGATTTCGGTGGCACTGAGCCTGCGATGGCGGCTGCGAAGGATGCTTGTTGGTTGGATTGGTTAAATAATAATAACGGGGTGTGTGATGGCGAAGATTAAAACGATTGATGAACGGTTGTATGAGTGGGCGGATTTCGTGAGGGACAATAAAAAAGATTTGTTGTTTGCAAATAAATCACCTGAACAGCAAACGGCTGGCGGTGGTGATGTTAGTGATGGTTATATGCCGGAACACGTGGTATTGATGGAACTGGCTGTATTGCAATTACCTGTTGATTGCCGTGAGGCGGTGAAAGCTAAGTACATGGGATGCCAGGATAACCAAGCTGATCAGGCGCGCCAGCTGTCTGCCGCGCTAAAGAAAAAGATTTCTCGGCGGCGATTTAGCGAGATGATCTATTACTCGCATCTGTTTATCGCTGGGATTTATACAGGACTGGAAATGGCTATTGAAAAAAGTGTTGACAATGCCGCCCAGAAACCTTAAGTTTGCATTCAGAGTGTGTTGTTGCGACTGAGGCACACCGAACAAATTAATAATCATCAAAGCCTGCGAATTTCGCGGGCTTTTTTTATGTCTTTTTTCAGGAGGCGGGCCAGTGAATCTTAAGTCGGTATTGAAAACTATCGGTGTGGGTTTGCTGGCCAGTAACCCAGTGGGCGCAGGTGTGTTGTCTGTGGTGAATGCGTTCCTGCCTGATGATGAGAAGTTGGATGCTGGCGTGGCAACGGGTGCGGATGTTCATTCTGCTATCGATAAGTTACCAGCTGATGTTCGTGAACGGTTAATGCAGGCTGAGATTAATTTAGAAGTTGAGCAGGAGCGCGGTCGCACTGCTCGTTACCAGGCGATGTGTTCTGCTGATGGCCAGCAGACTCGGGCAAAGATTGTACAGATGGCCATGTGGTCGCTGATCGGGTTGACGATGGTGTTCATGTTGTTTGTTGGTTTTGTGTATGTCGAGAAGGGCGCAGCTGAGGCTTTCAGTGCTGAGATGGTAGCGTTTTTCTTTGCGCTGTCTGGCACGTATGCCTATGTGATCCGCGCGTACTTTGGTGACCTTAAAGCTGAAACGCAATCACGACACGCCACGATTGATGACAAGCCACAACATCCGAAAGGATTGGCTGGTTTGTTTTCAGCGATCAGGGGTTAAGGATGTCAGATATCAAACAGCAGGCTGTATCGACTATCGATCATGTCAAACATACGATGGATGCGGGTGCGTTTACTATTACAGTTGGCGCGCTGGCTGAGATACTGCCAGCGTTCGCGGCGTTGCTGTCTATTGTCTGGATGATGATCAGAATTTATGAGACGCGCACAGTGCAAAAGCTGCTAGGTAACACTGTTGTTGTTGATGATGAGCAGGATGATTAGTCGTGCCTGAGTCGCCTCCGCGATTAAGTTGTAAATCAAAAACAAAACGTGCGGTGGTGAAGGTTGCTGAAAAGCGTGAGTCAGCCGCTAAGCGCGGTTATGGTCGAGCATGGCAGAAAGCTCGTGAAGGTTTTTTGCGTAAGCATCCGTTGTGCGAGTGTGATGAGTGTCAGGCTGGCGTGAAGCGAGTGATGGCCGCGACGGTTGTAGATCATAAGGTTCCGCATAGAGGTGATAAGGTTTTGTTTTGGGATCGAAACAACTGGCAGGCAATGGCCGCGAGTTGTCATAACAAGAAAACCGCGCGAGAAGATGGCGGGTTTGGAAACCGAACCGCATCGACCAGCTAGGCATGGGGGGTGTAAATCCTTACAGCCGCGCGCACTGTAGACCGAGTCCCTACCTCCATTTTTACGTGGATAGTTTTGAATAGAGATTCACCACTTGCTGATTTTGTTAAAAGTGGTGATAGAAAAGCAGGATAGTCAAGAAATATTTAGTAGTTAATAAAAGTTTTTAATTTTAAATTTGTTTCACGTATTAATTCAGGGATTATTTTTATCAGGCAATCATCATGACGAAGAAAGCAGATCCAAACAAAGGGAACGTATCTCAGTTCCCTGGGGATTATGCTGGGCACTCTGATGATTGGCATATACAGCAAGCGGCAGATATGCGGCCTGCTGGTTTAAAGGCTGAAGAGTGTGATGTTTGGGATGTGATTGCTCCTGAGTTGAGCAAGGTAGGGCGGCTTAAAAAACTGTATATCGAAGTGATCTGCGAATATTGCCGGATCGTTGCAAAGTTGGCTGAGGCCCGTGAATACCTGGATCGCGAAGAATGGACTTATGTCACCACTGGCCGTCATGGGTCACAGGAAAAATCACGACCAGAAGTTGCTCAGTTGAATGATGACTGGCGAAAATTCCGTTCATTAGTGAGCGAGCTGGGCCTGTCGCCTGCGGCTGAAAAGAGCCTGAATAGCAAACAGGGTGATCTGTTCGGGCCGAACCCTTATTCAGATTTGTAGTGGTCGCGAAAAGTCAGCACATCAAAGACATTGATAAATATGTCAACGATGTCATAGCAGGGCGCAAGCTCGCTAACAAATGGGAAATTTTAGCGTGTAAGCGTTACAAAAAAGATTTAAAACGCTCGCGCACTACTGGTTTCGAATACGAGTTTGATCGGCAGAAAGCTGAGCACGCGATCAAGTTCATCGAGACATTGCCGCACACCAAAGGAAAGTGGGCCACGCTCACAGGTAAAGATCGTCTGATCAGACTGGAAGGCTGGCAGAAGTTCATTATTGGAAGCATTTTTGGTTGGGTTCACAAAAAAACTCGGCTTCGCCGGTTTAGAGTCGCGGATGTTTATGTGCCGCGAAAAAACGGTAAGAGCGTTATTGCTGCAGGCATCGGGCTTTATATGCTCACCGCTGACGGTGAGTTTGGCGCTGAGGTTTATTGCGGTGCGACTACCGAAAAGCAAGCCTGGGAAGTATTTAAGCCAGCTAAATTGATGGCTGAAAGGTCGCCAATGTTTCGGCGGCATTACGGCGTTGAAGTGACCGCGCGTTTTCTAACACGGCCTCGTGATGGCTCGGTGTTCGCGCCAGTCATAGGCAAGCCTGGTGACGGAGCGTCACCCTCCTGTTCGATCGTTGATGAGTTCCATGAACACGATGACGATGAGCTTTACGACACTATGATCACAGGCATGGGCGCGCGCGAACAGCCGCTCATGCTGGTGATCACAACGGCGGGCTCGAATATCGCCGGGCCCTGTTATCAAAAACAAAGAGACCTCGAAAAAGTTCTCGAAGGTGTTTTTGAAAACGATCAGCTGTTTGGTGTTATCTACACCATCGACAAAGAAGATGACTGGAAAGCAGAGTCGTCACTGATTAAAGCCAATCCAAACTACGGCGTATCAGTTGGAAAAGATTTCCTGAGAAACCAAATTCGTGACGCTGAGCAATCACCACGAAAAATAAACACGGTCAAACGTAAACATTTCAATATCTGGGTCGGTGCTAAAGACGCCTGGATGAACATGGACTTGTGGAACGCGCAAGGCGACTCAACGCTTCAGCGTGAAGACTTCGTTAACGATCCCTGCAACAAGGCGCTCGATCTATCGAGCAAGCTCGACATCACGGCTGATGTCGATATGTTCACGCGCGTCATCGACGGCAAAGATCATTATTATGTTTTCGGCAAATACTATCTGCCTGAAGACAGAGTCAACGAAGACGGCAAAGAACATTACCAGGGCTGGGTCAACGACGGTCATCTGATTACAACTGACGGCAACGTCATCGACTACCAGACGATTGAAGACAACGCGGCTGCCGACGGTAAGAACTACCAGATCGAACAGGTTGGATATGATCCCTGGGGCGCAACCGATCTGGCGCAACGCCTGCAGGACAGTCACGGCATGACCGTGGTAGAAATCCCGCAAACCACAAAGTATTTATCCGAGCCGATGAAGTGGGTCGAATCAATGGTGCTCGCTGGTCGTTTTCATCACGACAACAACCCGGTGCTGTCATGGATGATCTCGAACGTAGTCTCGAAAGAAGATGCAAACGAAAACGTGTATCCGCGCAAAGACGGTAAAGAAAATAAAATCGATGGCGCAGTAGCCACCATCATGGCCATGCTGTTATCGATGAAAGAAGAATCTGAAGAAGGCCCGAGCGTTTACGAAGAACGAGGAATAATAGCATTTTGAAAATAATCCCTGACATCTTAGGAATCGCGGGTCTTGGCCTGGTTGGTTATGGCGTTGCTCAATGGAGCGTGCCTGCGGCCTGTGTGGTGGTCGGTGTAGTCCTGATGTTTTCCGCCTACCGAATGGCTAAAAAATAATTATGTTTCTCGATAGAATTGCGAACCCGCAAGCGGCGATCACTGAATCCAGCGAGCTGGCTAAAATGATTTATGGCTCGCAATCAAATGCGGGCGTGACCGTCACTACCGATAGCGCCATGCGTCAAAGCGCGGTTTATGCCTGCGTGTCCGTTATCAGCGAAACCGTTGCGCAGTTGCCGTTAATTCTTTACATGCGTGATGGTGATAGAAAACAACGTGCGATCGCAAACCGTTTGTACAGTTTGTTGCACGACGCGCCGAATGATTTTCAAACCAGCTTCGAGTGGCGTCAGACAAAAACTGCTCACCTTTGTCTACGCGGTAAAGCGTTCAGTTTTATCAATCGGTCAGTAACAGGCGAAGCGCTTGAGTTGTTACCTATGCACCCTGATCGGGTAAAAATAAAACAGCATAAAGATTATCGGCTTGAATACGAATTCACCGATGCCGACAACATCAGACATATACTGCGGCAGGATCAGGTGTTTCGTCTCACTGGTCTGTCGTTTGATGGCGTGAACGGCATCAGCCCGATTGCTTACCATCGTGAAACCGTTGGCACGGGCATTGCTGCAGATAAGCACACCGCGTTGTCGTTTAAAAACGGCGCGAAGATGAATGGCGTGCTGAGTAATCCCGGTCACTTCAGCACTACTGAAGTCGCTAAGCGAGTCAAAGAAAGCTGGGACGAAGCGCACAGTGGCGACAACGCCTTTAAAACACCGTTGCTCGAAGATGGTTTGTCATGGATACAAACTTCAATGAACAACCGTGATGCTCAATACATCGAAACCCGTAAATTTCAGACTGAAGAAATAGCGCGAATTTTTCGAGTGCCGCCGCATAAAATCGGTCATCTTGAAAAAAGCACCAACAACAACATTGAGCATCAGGGTTTAGAGTTTGTTACCGATACCATGATGCCCTGGCTGCGCCGTTGGGAGCAGGCGATTGCTCGTGACTTACTAGGCCGGTCTGATAGCCGAAAGTATTTCTCTGAATTTTTGGTTGATGGTTTGCTGCGTGGCGACTCAAAGAGCCGCGCAGAATATTACGCGCGCGCGGTCGGTAGCAACAACGGCCCTGCATGGTTAACGGTTAATGAGATTCGCGCAATGGAAAATAAAAATTCGATTGAAGGTGGCGATGTTTTATACGTGCCTTCATCCGTTATGCCTGCCGGAGAGAATAAATGATTTTAGGAAAACACCGCGATCAACGCACGGCTGAATCAGTGGCTCGTTTCTGGGGCAAGACTTTATCCAAAGATGAAAAACAGTGGTACAGCATCAACACCACGAACAGCGACCAGGCTGAGATTTTAATTTATGACGTGATCGGCTGGCCGTTCATCGATGCTGAAACCTTCGTGCGCGAACTGACCGCGATCAATGCACCGAACATTAAAGTGCGCATCAACAGTCCAGGTGGTGATGTCATGGATGGCACGGCTATCTATAACGCACTGCGCGCGCATCCTGCACAAGTCACCACCGTTGTCGAAGGCATGGCCGCATCAATGGCCTCAGTAATTGCGTTAGCGGGTGATCACGTCGAGATTGCCGACAACGCTTACTTCATGATTCACAACCCGTGGACAATCGGCTGGGGTGACGAACACGCACTGCGCGACATTGCAGACTTACTCGGTCGCATTGGCAACACACTGGCGCAAACCTACGCCAAAAAAACTGGCAGCAAAGTCGCTGACATTAAAGCATTGATGGATGCTGAGACCTGGTTCATCGGCAGCGAAGCCAAAGACGCTGGCTTTGTCGATGCTGTTGTCGGTGATGTAGAAGCTACCGCACGATTTGAACTGGGCATGTTTGACCATGCACCTAAAGCGCTGAAATCGGCACCGCGTTCATTCGCGGAAAACCCGCCCAGTGCAAAAGAATTAGAACAGCTCCTGCGCGATGCAGGTTTTAGCCGTTCACAGTCCGCTGCTATTACCAGCAACGGACACAAGGCCATTCGCCAGCGCGATGCTGATGAGGATGTTCTTCTCGCAATACAAAACTTAACTTTAACAATGAATACCGGAGAACAATTATGAGTGAAGCACTCGCAAAGGCTGTCGAAAATCTTGGCAGTAGTTTTGAGCAGTTTAAAAACGCCAACGATCTGCGTCTGGCTGAAGTAGAAAAGAAAGGCACGGCTTCCGCTGAACTAAGGGAAAAGGTTGATACCATCAGCGCGGCGGTGGGTGAGTTCCAGAAAATCAAAGACCAGATCGATGCTATCGAAGCCGCTGCCAATCGTGGCGCTCTGGGCGGCGGTGGTGCGGTTGATAGCAAAGCCATCATCGAACACAGCGAAGGCTTCAACGGCTTCATGCGCCGTGGTATTGATGACGGTCTGCGTGCCCTGGAAATTAATGCGGGCCTGACTACACAGTCAGATCCTGATGGCGGCATGATTGTGCCGGTTGAAGTGGACAAGGAAATTGTTCGCCTCGCAGGCACGATGTCGGTCATGCGGTCACTGGCCACGGTGCGTCCTGTTGGTTCTGCGGTTTACAAAAAAATCATCAATAAAGGCGGCTCGACTTCCGGATGGGTTGGTGAGGAAGAAACTCGCTCTGAAACAAACACACCTGTTTTGGCCGCGCTTGAATTTCCAACTATGGAACTTTACGCCGAGCCACATGCTACGCAGACGATGCTGGATGACAACGAATTTAATGTTGAGTCGTGGTTAGCTGACGAAGTCGCTATCGAGTTTGTCGAACAGGAAGGTGCGGCCTTTATTACCGGCAACGGCGTTAAACGGCCGCGTGGTATTTTGGGCTATGACACAGTAGCCAATGCCTCATGGATACACGGCAAACTGGGTTTTGTTACCTCGGGCGCGGCGGCTGATTTTGCGGCAGCACCAGACGGCGGCAATGCGCTAATTAATCTGCAGCACTCACTCAAGTCAGTCTACCGTAGCAACGGCACGTTCCTGATGAATGACCTGACGATGGCGGCAGTGCGTCAACTCAAAGACGGTAACGGCGCTTACCTATGGCGTCCGGGTATAGAGGCAGGCGCATCCAATACCCTACTGGGCAAACCTGTTGCGATTGATGACACCATGCCGGATGTTGCTGCTAACGCATTTGCAATTGCCTTCGGTGATTTCCGTCGTGGTTACGTTATCACTGACCGCATGGGCGTGCGCGTGTTGCGTGACCCATACACAAATAAGCCGTTCGTCAAGTTCTACACCACCAAGCGCGTTGGTGGCGGTGTGCAAAACTTCCAGGCTATCAAGTTGCTGAAAATCGCAGCTTAATCGTAGCCACGCAGTAAACCGAAACGGCGGCCAGTTGGTCGCCGTTTTCTTTTTGAATATTTATTTTAAGAACGAGGAAAAATAATCATGCGCGATTTGCATAACAACATTAACCCAACTGGAGTAGCTGTTACCGCTAACACGGATAACACTGCAACGGTTTCCGGCATCATCGATTTACAGGGCTACGGTTCGCTGGAATTCCTGATTGCCACCGGCACACTGGCTGACGCTGATGCCACCTTCACTACGCTAGTTGAAGAAGGTGACGTTGCCAATTTGTCCGACGCTGCAGCCGTTGCTGATGGCGACTTGCTAGGCACTGAAGCGCTGGCTTCATTCACCTTTGCTGAAGACGATTCTGTTTTCAAAATCGGCTACACCGGCAACAAACGCTATGTTCGCTGCACCGTGACACCGGCAGCAAACACAGGTGCAGCGCCTTTGGCGATCATCCCTGTGTTGGGCCATCCCAACATCATACCTACTGATAACCCGCCTGCGTAGTCCGTAAGCAACGGAGCTGGCCGATAAGGCTGGCTCTGTTGTTGTGGTTACGGGTTTCCTGAGAAACAAAGGAGCAAAACCGTGAAAGATTACACAGTTATAAAAGGCTTCAAAGGTTCACGCACCGGCGCGACCGTTGAAGAGTTTGTCGAAGGCAAGGTTGTGCAGCTTGATGGTGACCTTGAAAAAGTCGCTATTGACAACAAATGGGTGAAACCATCAAAAGGGCAGGCACCGCAAAAAACTGAAAAAGTTAGCATCGATGATGATCGGGTTTTTAAACTGGTTGATGCTATTCGGGCGCTGGAATTAGATAACAAAGAACACTGGACAAATTCCGGTGCACCGGAATGCGCAGCACTGGCGGATCTGACTGGCTCAAAAGTAAGTGCCGCTGAACGCGACGCTGCTTACCAGTATTTTATTGATAATAAAAATTACCTGTAGAGGTAATTTTTAATTGTACAAAAAGAGCCGCGTATTGCGGCTCTTTTTTTATAACCAGAAGAAACAAAAATCATGCGAAATGAAATAGTCACCGCTCCTGCTGAAGAACCCATTGCCCTGGCTGAAGCTAAGGCGCACGTAAGGGCCACGGATACATCAGAAGACGCATTGATCACCTCGCTGATTATTGCGGCTCGTGAATATGTCGAGGCGTACATATTAAGAAAGCTCGTTACTCAACGGTGGCGTGTTTATTACAACGATTTTTATGAACTGGTGCTGTTCGATCTAACACCAGTGTCATCCGTGTTATCGGTTAAGTATATCGACGCCGATGGCGTACTCACCACGCTGGCAGCAGATCAATACAAATTATTAAAATCTGCACCGGCCAACGTCATCGCCGCTTACGGTGTGACCTTCCCGTCGCCACGCAACGAAGCCGAAGCGGTATATGTCGAAGTTGAATGTGGTTACGGTGGTGCAGCGGCTGTGCCAGTGGCCATTAAGCAGGCCATGTTACTTTTTATTGGGCATCATTACGAAGACCGTGAAGCCGAAACACCGGCAGCCGTTAACGCCTTGCTGTCACCTTACCGGGTGGTCACGTTCTAATGAAAGCAGGCACCTTACGTCACCTGGTCTCATTACAAAGCGCCACCAAAACCGAAGGTGATTATGGCGAAGACACGGAAACATGGACACAGTACGCAGCGCCTCGCGCCGCTATCGTACCGCTGCGCGGCGCAGAGTTTTACGCGGCTCAACAGGTCAACGCGGAAATAAATGTAAAAATAATAATCAGATACCGTGCTGATGTAAAAGCCTCGCACCGTGTCGTGTTCGGCAGCATCACCTACGAAATCGCAGCACCACCGATCAACCCGCAAATGAAAAACATTGAACTGCACTTAATGTGCAAAATCATTAACTAATAAGTACAGGAGAGAATAATGGAACAGAGATTATTTGTTGGTTATGACGATGCGGGTAATAAGGTTTATCAAGTGGTTGTTGATGAGGCGAAGAAGGTTATAGAAAATCCCCTCATTGGCGTATCAGAATCATACACGATTACTATAAATGCTGCGGCTGAGTTGCCTGCAGATAGCACAGCAGTAACGCCAGCAGAGGTAATTACAGTCACGCCAACCGCAGGATTTAAACGGTGTATTGTGACTTTTTTCGCAGATGAAGGCATGACTCCATTTGCCGTTGGTGCAAATGTTACGCTCAATGCCAATGACACAACGATTGCTGCTTCTCGACTTTCCATTGCCGATTATACAGAAGGGGCTTCATTGACCAGTGCTGCATCTAAAGATGCCCACAAAGTAAGTAAAAACCGAGGGTTAATGTATGACCTTTCAGGGCTTGATTCGACAATCGAAAAAATTAGTCTTGTTGGTATTGCAACTGGTGGCACAGGTGCAGCATCTAAATCTCACATTGAATTGGTGTTTATCTAATGAAAAACAATCTACTCACACTCGGACAAAAAGACCGTAGCTTAATTTTGCCATCCGTTTTAGGCAAAGGATTTTTCTACGGAATGTACGCGGGCAATACCAGCATTGTTGATAAATTTGGTTTGGCTGCTGATATAGGCAAGACTGGTGTTACTGGTGATGTCAGTACAAATGCAGGCTGGTTTACAGGTAATGGTGCAGACCATTATGAAAGTCTAACTGATACTCACATGCACGATGTGTTAAGTCTAGGCTTGACAGAGCAATTAATACTGACTTTTGATTTGTTTCTTGCTGCCGGATGGGCAGCAAATGATGCAGCTATGTCATACGGCAGATACACTTCAACAGTCGGCGGGTTTGTCGCAATGGTACTAAGCACAAACAGGGTTCGATTTGACTATCGAGCTGTAGGTGGTAGTCAGTTAAGTGTTGCCACTTCAGCGGTGATGGCCAACGATGTGCGGCACACAGTTACTTTTGATGTAAACGTGGGCGCAGGTACAGTTGACACTTATGTGGATGGTGCTGTTTCTGGCGGGGCTTCTGGCGTTGCTTTTGGCACTCCAGTGACAAATGAACAAACAGGTGGTTTATTTATCGCTGCCCGCATGGGAGCATCAGCAGCAGATAGCCAAATGGATGCTACTGGCAGAATGGCAAACCTACTTGCTTTTAAACCTGCGGTTGTGGATACCTCTTTGGCACTAGCAATAAACACTGAAATGTATAATCAGCGCCATGAAATTCCGTGGGCAATTGAGGGTAAATAATGGCTATCACTGACTGGTGGTTAGGTGATGCTGGCGTTGACTCTGCCAGCGTGGTATTGCGTTCAGATACCAACGGCGCAATAACAGCCAGCAAAAGTTTTTCTGGTGATACTGTGGCTGATACGTCTATTGAGGATGGGCTTGTCAGAATTGATTTTGCAAATGTTGTCGCTGATGAAAGTGTAGATATTACTATTTCAGGTAGCACAATTACTGCACAATTAAAGCTAATGCCTGTAGATACTCCATTTTGTATTGGCTGGTATTCCTGCATGGAAATCGGGCTACGCATGATTGCAGGCAACCAAATGATAAATAAACACAATGTTGTTGCTTCATTCGGTGAGGGCGATTTGCCATACGTGGAAAATAATATAGCTCACTGGGGAGTTTCCAAAGTTGGGGCAAGTAAAAGTGGTGGGCAAACACAAGCTAATGCCTCAGCCCACTACAGGGCTTTTATGCGTAACCCAGGCGTAAAATATTTATCTCAAAATGCGCCATTCTTTCGTATGGGTGATGATCATGAGTGGCCGGGGGACGATTGGGATCACACAGTTGCAAACGCAAACGATCAGGGTTTAACGTTCACATTGCAATCAGAAGTAGATGACTTATTCGACAAGTTCAATAAAGCACTGACTGGCTACCAGAAAGGTAATCCGCAAAACAGTTATCCAACAGCTACGGCACAAAAGCCGTCAAACGCTGATGCAGGCACAGATGTTAATAACTATCCGCCGTCGTATTTTCGTAAACGTATCGGCAATGCTGAATTTTTCATGCTTGATTGCATATCCCATCGAAATCCTATTGCCGCCGTTGATGATGAAAATAAACACATGCTCGGTAGTGTTCAAGAGGCGTTGTTGCTTTCCGCGCTATCCGATTCCACAGCGGATTTCAAATTCATAGTGTCAAGCAAAGTATTTTTTGCTGCTGCATCGACATTTGCAAATCAGGATTCATGGGCGTGGTATCAAACCCGTCGTGACGTAATACTGGATTACATACGTGACAACAATATAACAACTGTTGCTATTTTGTCTGGCGATCAGCACACGCCGCAAATAAGTTACGCCTTGCAATCAGAAGGTGACAACTGGGATATGTTTGAAGTTTGTGCCTGTCCTGTTGGCGTACCATTAACAGGCGTAATTGACACAGCAACAGAAAATAAAGAGCTGCTGGTTTGGGCGAATCAGGTCTACGGGATAGTTCAGGTTTTTGATACTCATTGCCTTATTGAACAATATTCTATTGATGGCAAACGAGCGTCGAGCACAAGATTAAATGCAGGAAGTAATATCCCTGTCTTAACAAACAACCAAATTGCATTTGGATAATAGAAGAAAACCGAAATGAAAAAACTACTAGCATTAATGTTGTTCACATCCATTGGCTTAATGCTGATCTGAAATGACCACACAGCAAACAATAAAAGTTTTCTTCGCCATGCTGAAGCATTGATCTGCAATATCTGAGTCCAATGATCTCCACCAACTTCACCCCTTCAATTCCCGATCTAATCAAAGAGATTGGTGCGCTCGAAGAAGGTTTACAACGCAAGGCTGTCACCTCGGGTTTAACCGCTTCAGCGAAACCGTTGAAAGATCGGCTGAAACAAAACGCGCCATCAGACAGCGGTGCGTTGAAAGGTTCTATCGGTCAGGTGGTGTTGTCATTAACCGCGAAAGCGCGGCTGGGTTTTGCTGCAGACGTTCGCGCCATTCTGGTCGGGCCGGTGCGTAAAGCTAATTCAACACTGGGCGGTGTGACTAAAAAACGCGCACAGGGTTATAAGGCTCACTGGTTAGAAGAGGGTACGAAAGCTCACACTATAAAGCCGCGAAAAAAAGGCGGTCGCAAGGCGCTGAGTTTTGGTGGTGGTTTTGTTAAAGAAGTGAATCATCCTGGTATTAGCGCCACGCATTTTATGGGTAACGCTTACCAGCAAACACAAGCATCGGTTAACGATAACTTTTACCAGGGGCTGTCGAGATACCTCGATAAAATCCGCAAGGTAGCATAATGACTGTTTCATTTATTACCACCAAGCTGACGGCTACTGCCGCGTTTCAGCAGGTTGCTGCTGCGCCTGTGTCTGTGGGTAAGCCGTCACTCGATACCGCTAAAGCATTAAAAACATTATTGCGCGCCACGTTCACGGGTGGCAGTTTCGATCCGTTAACACTGGGCAGCGAGCCGGTGCATCCGTCATTGGTATATCAACTGGTGAGTAGTGGCTGGTTGCGCCTGCAGGGTTTCGCGGTGGCTTATACCGAAACTTATGTGCTGTTCATTCGCGCGGCAACTATGTCGGCGTTAGTGACTAAAGTCGATGCCGTGGTCACGGTGATCGAAGCCGGTAGCAACGCCATCGAAGTCACTGACATGCTCACCGAATTTGATGACGTGCAAAAACTGTATCGCTGCAACATGGAAATCGCTTTCACGCAACCGGCGGGCGATGGCACGCTGGCGGCGGCGCTGGTGTATCCGTTAGCAATCGACGGCACGCCTAACCAGTACGATGCTGATTGCTCACAACGCCGCATCAATAGCTATGGCGTCATCACGCTCACCACCGGCAACAACGTCACCACTTTGCGCGACACAGCAGAAGCCGCGCTGGTCGGTCAGTCGATGGGCGAACAGTTCACACCGCTGCAACTGAAATCAGGCTCAGCACTGGAATTACCCGGTGGCCTGCAAGCCTGGCACGACATTTATTTTGAAACTCAATACACCACTAACTGAGGAAGCTAACTATGTACCAACGCAAAGACAAAGACGGCAAAGTGATTACCGAGCGTGCCACTGTACAACCCACACCCGAGCAGGCGCAGAAGCAAAAGTTTCAGCGCATTGCTGATGATAATAAACAGCGTGAAGCCTTTTTGAAATCACGCGAATCGAAACCAGCGGCGGCTGAACCGGCTCCGGTTAAATCTGCAATCACCCACAAACCCGCTGCCACCGTTTAACAGCAGCTCTTAAAAATTATTAATAGCAGGAGTTAGAAAAATGTCTGATATTCAAGTAGCGGATAACCGGATCTACGTCAAAGATGAAGTCACGTATGGAACGGATAGCGTACCCACCGCAACCGATCGTGTTCGCACCAGTGACCTCGACATCGTGCCTTACGATGGCCCTCGTATCGAAAAAGCGTATGACGGTGACGGCGGTCGTGATCGTAACAGCATCAACACTGGCCCGTTTACATCATTGACCTGCAAAGTAGATTTCGCAGGCTCTGGCACTAAGGATATTGAGCCGACTTATGCGCCTTTATTGCGTAGCTGTGGTGTGGGTGTTGTTGAAACCGCGCTTACTAATACAACGATTACAACTGGCACGGGCGTGATTACCGACAGCTCATCAATTTATTTTGTTGAAGATCTCGCTGGTGAGCTGGAAAAATCAGCACTACTCGGTGTGCGCGGCACAGCAGGGCTGGACATTAGTCGCGGTGCCGTTCCGCAATGGGATTTCAGCTTACTGGGTACATACAACCAGCCCAGCCACATTGCCTCCACGTTAGCCGGTGCGCCTGCTGCACAGCTCAAAGGCATCCCGGTCACTAATGCCAACACCGCCACGGTCACGCTCGACGGCGCAACGGTTTGCCTGGAGTCGCTCAAGTTCGACAACATGGGTTACACCACTGACTTTGTTAACGGGCCAAACTGTTTAGAGGTTAAGTCGTCCCCGACACAAATCAAAGGCACCATCGTCATCAAAGACGAAGGTTATGCAACGAAAAATTTCGTGGCCTTAGCGGAGTCACACGGAGGGGTAACGGAAGTCGCGCTGGCGGTAACGCACGGCACGGTGACTGGAAATATTCTCAGCGCCTCGGTTGCGACTATCCAGATCACCGACATCAAGCGCACCAGCCTCAACGGTATCAAAGGCTGGACCATGACCTTCGGCCTGACCAGCAACGCGCCACTGGTTATCGTACAAACTTAAAGCATTCGCTTTGGTGGCTTGGGCTTCCCGTGGCCCTTGCTGCCGATTCATTTCACACGGGCTTTTATTCATTAAAGGTAAATAGTTATGCACTACAGAAACGGAAGAGCCGCAGTAAACGGTGACAAGATTGTTTCATTGAACGGTGGCGAGGTCGTGGCAGCGGGTACGCTGTATGACGCGGTGCCTGGTAATGATTATTGCAACGGCCACATCATGGTCGGATACGAGCAAAGCGGCAGCGATCCGGTTGCCTGCATGTGCGATTGTTTGCATGTCGATGATCTGGCGGCAATTCTGGCTGAGAAAGGTCTGGGTAATCGTCCAGACGGAATGTAATTCATTAGCTGAGAAAAGCAGAAGCATCTACTCCTGCTTTTTGTTTTTTAATTTTATTATCACGGGAAAATATTATGTCATTCCAAATTGGAAAAAAAACCATCAAGTGCAATGTCGGCTTTAAGGCCGAAGGGGATCTTGACGAACAGGTCGATGTTTCGATCGTGCTGGTCTATCAGCGGCCTTCAGTAAAAGACGCCAAAGAATTCAGCAAACTCAATGCCGAATTTGCCGACGCGGTGAAGTCACTGTCTGCGCCAGGCGCTGATACATCAATGGTCGAAACCAGTGAAGCCATCAACGCCATTGAACAGAAAATGTCCGACTTTGTGCGCATCCGTATTTCCGGCTGGGATAAAGTACAGGGCGGTGAGGGTGAAGCGTTAGCGTTTAACCCGGAAAACCTCGACCTGTTATTTAATGACAAGGATGCCAGGCGCGCAGCCTTTACCCGTTACACCGACCTGGTTAACGGACGCAAAAAGGAGGCAGACGAAAACTTAAAAAAATCGGAAGCTACTGGGTAACGGCAAAGGAACCAGTAGATGAAGAGGAAAAAAGGGAACGTGAGTCCGCAGCTTTGCGGCTTATGAATTTCACGGAAGAACAAATTAAAGAAGAGCTGGCTCAAGAAGAAGGCGGGCCAGATAAAGACTGTGAAATATGGCCTGAGCATGTTGAGGCGCTGGATTTGTTTCTCAGCGTGCAGCGGCGATGGGTGTATCCAGCTATGTCGAGCCGCCCGGTTGGGCTGGATCCGGCATGGGTAACACTCAAGGCTGAACTGATGTTTCCTGAGAAACAAAATCGGCTTGAGGTTATTAACCAGGTAGAGCTGATAGAGAGAGGTGCGCTCGGTGCATGGCCAAAGAGTTAAGGTGTAATATTTAAACTTGACATTCGGTAGCCGGATGGATTATTGTTTCTCTGCACTAGCAAAATCTAGTGCCGGAATTGGTCTTCCGTTTGGTCAGAGAGCAGGGCTCTCATTCGATGAGCTTTTTTTGTGCCTGTAGAAATATGGCAGGCTGTGCGGGGCTTCCTTCGGGAAGGCCGATCCTCTGACCGGTAAGACCAACCCCGTGCAGTCTGCCACCCTATTGATTGGTCTCGATGGTGGCAGTTCTTGAACATATTCAGAGGACGCTACTATGTCGGCACAAGTAATAAAACTAAAAGAGTATTCACCCGGTATCCAGCAAGCCACTATTAAGCTTGAGTGGCAGGTGTCCAGTGATGCACCTAAAACAGTCGATGATTTATATTTCACGAAGCGCGAACCAAACGGTTGTATCAATTGGTGGGCTGTAACTAAGCCTAGCAATTATTATAGTGCGAACTATATGGTAGGAAGGGCGCATGCGTTTGATGTAATTGAGTTAATGTTTAATCCAAAAGCAAAAAACTTAAATGATGGGCTGCTTAGTAATATCGCTATAAACATGGCTGAAAACCACAAAACAGACGATGGTGTGATGCGTGGTTTCTTTAGTGCGTTCAGTGAGTTATTGCTAAATGGGAAAGTAGTGCGTTGAGTAGCGCAATTGATATTACTGGACAGCGGTTTGGGAAATTACTAGTAGTTAAACGGGTTGAAAACGATAGTAGTGGTTTCGCTATGTGGTTGTGTCACTGTGATTGCGGTAACTCGAAAGTCATCCGTGGTGTTTCTTTGAGAAACGGCAATACAAAAGGTTGTGGCTGTATTGCTGCGCCCGATCATACGGGTAAGCGATTTGGTGGATTGGTGGTTTTAAAAAAGTTAGCCAATAAAAAGTCGCATTCTAATTGGTTATGCAAGTGCGACTGTGGCGCCACAACTAAGGTTACGAATACTCGCTTGGTTAGTGGTGCCACGAAATCATGCGGTTGCGGCAGAAAGTCTTTGGATGGGCTAAGCACGTCCAGTCCTCGTGAATACCGAAGCTGGCGAGCGATGCTTGCGAGGTGCAATAACCCGGAAACAAGACATTACGAGCATTATGGTGGTAGGGGAATAAAAGTTTGTGATCGCTGGTTGGATTTCACGTTGTTTCTGAAAGATATGGGACGCAACCCCGGTAGGTTTCACACGCTTGATAAACAGGATAATAATGGTAATTACGAACCGGGTAACTGTGCGTGGGTAGATAAGAAAGCCCAGGCAAGAAATACACGGCGTAACTTTATTCTTTCATATAAAGGTAAAAAGAAGTGCCTTGCTGAATGGTGTGAGTTGCTAGGTTTAAAATATCACACTGTATATTGTCGATTGCGTAATGGTTGGTCGGTGCAGTCGGCACTTGAAGAACCGAAAAAAGTAAACCAGTTTTCAGAATAAAAACAAATTATTTTTAATAAACAAAAGCTCACTTCGGTGGGCTTTTTTATTGGCGTCGATAAAATGGCTCAGACATATAAAACGGGAATAATCCTGACCGGGTCAGCCGATGGAGCGATCAGAGCGGTCAAATTAACGGACGAGCAACTTAAAAAATTAAACTCGACCGAAAAGAAAGGGCACGATACTCAGAAAAAAACCCGCGCGGAAACTAAAAAAACCAGTCAGTCGATGGGTGATTACGCGGGCAAACTAGGCCTGGTTACGTCTGCAGCTTCTATATTAACCGCCGCGTTGGGCGGGTTGTCTATAGCGAATACCGTGCGCGAAACAGTGGCTTTAACGCGGGAGACCAACGCCTGGGCGGCGGCGGTAGGTGTGACTACGCAGGAATTGCGGGCTTCGGAATATGCGGCCCAGTCTTTGGGGTTGTCTCAAGGCAAGATCGCGGACATTTATAAAGATACGGCTGAAAAAATTTCTGACGCTTATATCAATGGCGGAGGTGAAGCGGTTGAGGCTTTGCGCAATATCAATCTTACCGCTGCGGATCTCAATAGTTTGTCTCCTGATCAGCAACTTATGGCTATTGCTAACGGCCTGGATTCTATTGGTGATCACAACAACAAAATCCAGATTTTGGAATCGCTTGCTTCTGATGCCAGCCTGTTAATCCCTTTACTGGAAAACTCCGGTGAAAAATTTAAACAATTAAAACAGGAAGCGATTGATTCTGGCAGGGCCATGTCGAATATCGACGCGGCTGTTGTCACCTTGCTCGATGTTGAATTTCGTAAATTGTCAGCTTCATCTGACGGCTTTGGTAATAGCCTCACCGCAGGTTTAGCGCCTGCTATTTATGGTGTGACCAAAGAAATTAATACACTGACATTGGGCTGGGGTAGCGCCAGCGAGATAACTGCGAAAGCGATAGATATTACCGTTACGGGGTTGGGTTTTGTGCTCGATGCAGGGCATGATGTTTTGACCACTGTGAAGCTGATAGAAATCGGTTGGCTGCATGTGGGTAATGTTGGCGTGTCAGCGTTTATTGGAATGGGTAATGTCGGCGTTGATTTTGTTAATAACTTCCTGCTTCCGTTTCGTGAAACACTGGGGTCAATTACTGAAGGCTGGGGGTATCTGCTTCAGTTAGCGGGTGACTTTACGGGTAACACCGCCTGGCAGGAAGCTGGCGAATTTATGCTGGGTTACAGCAAGGCTATTAAAGAAACCCGTTTTGAGATGGCGGATTTTATTGGTCTGCAAAAAGATTTGCAGGGTCAAATCGCAAAGTCCAATGATGAGCTGCTGGCAATGCTCAACGCCAAAGCGCCGTCAGATGAAATAAAAAAATGGCTGGCTGAGCAACGCGCAGAAGTTGAAAGACTGGCAGCAGCGAACGTGGCTGCGGCTGAAGCACGAAAATTGCTGACTGATGAAGAAAAAAAGGCAGCGGAGTCCTCTAAAGAATTAAGAATAGCGGCTGATGCGACCGCGCAAGTTTATAAAGACACAGCATCATCCATTCGTAATTCATTCAGCGGTGCGTTTCGTGACATTCTTGACGATCAAAATACTTTTGTTGATCGTATGTTTGATTCAATTAAAAACCTGTTTGCTGATATAGCAACATTACAACTGACTAAACCGTTCATCATTCCATTTACAGCGGGTATAGCAGCATCAACCGGCGCTAACGCTGAAGAACAGTTAGCGGCTGTCAGCGGAATGGGCGGCACCGCCGCCGACACTAAAGGCGTAATGGCTGATGTCGGTGAATACATTGGCGCAGGCATGGTTGGTTACATGGCTGGTGGTATGGCCGCGAAAATGTTTGATGTGGCGAACCCTGGCATGGCGCAAAACCTATCGGGCATTGGTGCCATGATCGGTCTGTCGATGGGTAATCCATTTATTAGCGCTATCGCCGGTTTTGTTGCAGGTTCATTATTCAAAGGCGACTGGGTTACTGATGCTGAAAAATTAAACCTTTATTACACGCGTGGTGCGGGTGTTTCGGGTAATCGCGAAATCAGCCAAAGTCGTGATGGTGGTGCTTTTAATTCAGACGACAGCCAGACTATTATTCGTACACTGGATGCGGCTTTTACTCAGCGCCTGTCGCTAACCTTTGGCCAGTTTGAGGACAGCCTGGTCAATCAGCTTCATTTGTTGAACATCGGCAATCTTAATGCGTTGATGGATTTTACTTCGTCAGTGGCGCTGGATATTACCGGTCTCAATTCTGAGCAGGTCAATGACGTTATTACGCAATGGGCGGGTAATGTCTCTGTTGAAATGGCAGCGGCGTTATTGCCGGGGCTGGATGCTTTCAGGCGTGTAGGCGAGACAGGTGTAGAGACGATTGATCGACTTACTCAATCACTAGGTTTGATGTACAGTTTTGGTCGCAATCTTGATATTACTATTGCGAGTTTGACGGCGGGCAATAATGCTGCAGCTCAGTTTGGTATTCAGATTCAATATGCCACGGCGGATATTGTTGCGACCGCGAATCAGTTGGCGAATACGCAGGACATGCAGACACGCATCGAGCTGGAACAGCAATATGCTGACCAGGTGCTGGCGCGTTATAAATTAGAGCAGGACATGCTTACTGCCCTGCAGGCAAGCGTGGTTTCGATCAGCAACGACATCTCTGGTTTGCGCGCGACTATTGGTGGTGATATCGCCAGCATTACCGGCGGCTTTGCACCGCGTAGTGCTTCGTCTATTGCTTCTGATTTAGCAGGTATCTCTGGTGGTAGTGCGCCTGATTTGACCCGGTACATTAACTTAACAGGCAAACTGGATACGGTTGGAGCGCAGAGTACAGCAATGCTGGCTTTGATTAATGAAAAAAACAGTGCGAAGAATGAACTGGAAATAGCGAAAGCTGATTATGAAATTGATTTACAGGGCCAGATTGATGATTTAGTTTCAAAAATGACCAGTGCGTCATTTGATGATGCGGTAAATGGGTCGGTTGATAGGTGGTACGCTGAAACTCTATCGTTAACGGCTGAGCTTGCCGATGGTCTGGCTGAATTCGACGCGCAGATTGCGCCCGTTGCGGGTTCTATTAGTGCGCTGAAGTTAGAGTTTGCGGCCTTACTGGATAAGGTGACGAGTTTACAAACCAAAGCTGATGCTGCGCTCACTGATTACAACGCCTCAATGCTGGATTATTTGTCTTTGACGTCCGACCAGGTTGATCAGTTGCAAAGTTTGCGTGAAGAAACACTGAACTATTACAACACCATGAAGCAGCTCGATGGTGCCATGACCAGCGCAGCGGCTAACATTGGCAGCACACTTGAATCGTTACGCCTGGGCACGCTTTCACCGTCGGCACGGCTGGCGGATCTCACCGGGCAGTTCACCAGTTTAACTTCCAGCGCCAGTGGGGCTACGGGTTACGATTTGGTTTCGATCAGTGAGCAGTTGAATGCGCTGGTTAATCCGTTGTTGTCTGAGGCTTCAACGCTCTATGCGAGCGGGCAGGGTTATCAGGATATTTTCAACATGATCACCTCAAGCCTGGGTGATGTGCAGCAGATGTTAATTGATGGTGCGCCGCAAGGTTATGAAGAAAGCTCGATTACATTATTAACTTCTATTGATAGTTTGTTGGGCGGTTTGCAGGATGTACTCAGCGCCGCTGAGTTGGCCATCATCGACGCGATCGATACCAGCCGGATTCACACCGTGGCCACGTTGCAGGACATTCGTGAATTGCTCGGTGGTGAAAAACGCACGTTATCGAGCTTTGATGTCGGCACATCGTATGTGCCCAACGATATGACCGCGAATATTCATCAGGGTGAAGTGATCATCGATCCACAAAGCTCGGATATTCTGCGCCGCTACGGCATACAGGTTTCGGGTGGTGGTGATTCTCGTATGGTGGAAACTTTGAATCGGATTGAGCGTTTGTTGTCGGAAAATTCGGGCGACTTGCGTCTGACGGTAGTGACGGCTGACGGCAAAGTGATCAAAGAAGAAGTAATTCGAGATATTAAAAAACGCAGTAAACGTGGCGAGTCAATCGTACATGCTGCTGGAGTCGTTGCTTAATGGATATGATCACACTGTTAAATGATCCGAACTCTGAAAAAATATTACAGCTCGAAATTGACGGCACGCATTATTTATCGGACACAGCTTACTATTCCGAGCCAACCGACACACCGGCTAATCAGCCTTATGCGCCGGTCATTGCTCAGGGTGGTATTCCGAGTTACCGCCGCCGCATACAGGAGCTATGGGGTGGACGCTCACTAGCGAGCTGGGGCGAAGTTTCTCTGGCGAGTGAAATCGTTAATGGTGTTGATTTTTCTACCACCAGTATTCGCGGCAAACTGGTCGAGGGTTTTGTCACCGGCAAACGCAACCTGGTGGCGCTGGCTGATCGTTTGCAAATTATAAAAGGCGTGATCGGCTCTAAAAGCGTGAATGCGGACGGCGGTATTAGTTTTGATGTGATCGATGATCAATCAAAATTTCAGGCCACTGAGTTTCCACCAAACCGTTACGATTCAGCCACGGAGGTCGCGGGGTTTCCGGTAGCCAATCACGGCTTGAGTAAACCGGTTTGCCTGGGCCGTTGCAAAAACGTACCCGCTACCTTAGTCGATGCAGGCACGTGGACTTACCAGGTGAATGATCCCGCCACGGGTTCGATCAATGCAATCTCTGCCGTGTACGATAACGGTGTCGTGGTCTCGACCAGTTCGATTGATCTGGTCAATGGAAAATTCACACTCACTTCTGCGCCGGTCGGTATTGTTACCGCTGATGTGGACGGTGTTAAAGATGGCGCGACATGGTTATCAACCACCACGCTGATCGTTGACTGGTTGGCGCGTAATTATGGTGGCGTCGCTGGTGCTGATGTCGATATTTCAGGTCTGCCGTCTGGTGTTGTTGGTATTTTTTTAAATTCATCTACCACGCTCGATACCGTTATCACCAGTTTGTTGCAGGGCTGTTTGGGGTGGTGGCAATTTTCATCCACGGGCCAGCTCCGTGTTCGTCAGATTTCCGCGCCTGTTTCGGGCGGAAAAATCTTTAATGAAAAAAAACAGTTATCAGAATTAGTTTTTACTGAAGACGACGAACTCTATTGGTCGGTGCCGTTGTTGTATCAACGCAACTGGCAGCGATTAGAGCCTGCGTCGTCTGTGGCAGCGAATCAGGCAACCTGGTTGCGCTCAGAAGGTTATGAATCACGTACTGAAGATGCAGCCATCCTCGCTGCTTACGATTATGCGAGCACAGCTTCACGGCTCGAAACTTACTTTGACGTTAAGGCTGACGCTGAAACGGTAGGCACTTTGGCGCTCGCTATGTTTGGCGTGCCGCGTTATCGGACTGTAGTCGATCTACCACTCACGGCTCCGTTAACTCAGCTGGGTGATTCAATAGAGTTTCAGGATGCGGGGATTTTTGATGGCGATTATTTAGCGATTGGCTTAACTGATGAATGGGATGAAGAGCTCCCGGTTGTTAAAGCGGAGGTGTGGGGATAATGGCTATCGATAAAACAAAGCACGTTATTTTTATGGCTGACAATATGCTGGATCGGGCAACCGCGCTCACGGCTTCGTCAGAGGTTGCGTCGTTACCAGTAACCAATTTGCAAAATCATCAGCGCACAGAATTGTTTCGCACCGATGGCAACGTCGCGGGGCAGGTGGATATTGATATAACACTGAATGCTAGCGAAGGCAGCGTCGGCGGGTTAGCGGTTGTTGATCATAATTTATCATTGGCCGGTTCAATTCGCATACAGGCATGGACTGATGCTCACGACGGTGCTGCGCAAGTGGTGGATGAAATTATTCAGCCGTATGCGCCGATATATGCTTTTGGTGATGGTGTTTTTGGTGAAGGTCTCTTTGGCGGTTATGCATCTCTGGGGCCGTTCAGTTCGTATTCGCCACGCTCATATCTACGCGTAATTTCATTTTTACAACTCGTTGCTGTTATTGATGCCGACTACTGGCGCGTGACATTGATTGATTCAACGCTGGATTATATTCAATGTGGTCGTTTATTTATTGGTGAAGTGTGGCAACCAGAAACCAATTATTCATGGAGCAGCAAACTGTCTCGCAAACCGGAATCAAAAAAGCGTCGTAGTCGTGGAGGGCAGGATTATGGTAATCCGAAGCCTGGTCGTATGGCGCTGGAATTCAATCTTGACTGGTTGCAGCTCAACGATCAGCAACGGCTTTGGGCTGCTTATCTTTATGTGGAATCGGACACGCCGGTCATTGTAATTCAGAAACCCGATACCGATTCGTTTGACCGTGAATTGCGGTCACTCTATTGCACATTCGACGGACTTAGTGTCGAGGCCGCGTTCGAGGGTAATCATCGTTCATCTATTAAACTTATTGAGGCATTGTAAAAATGGCTGATACACCTACTGATAATTTTAGCATTGTAAAACCTGAGATTGGTGTCGGTGGTCACGGCCCTAAAGTTCATACATTTTTGGACAAAATAGACAGCGAACTGCTTTCTATTTTTGTGATGGGCCAGCTTTCTGTCATCGACAAAGACCTCACCGCGCCACCCGGCTCACCGGCTGATCGTGATGTTTATATCGTTGCGGCAGGAGCAACCGGTGCATGGGCAGGTCTCGATGGCGACGTCGTAGTGTGGAGCGCAGGCGCGGCGGCGTGGGCAACCTTAACGCCGCTCGAAGGCTGGTTGGCGTGGGTCGTTGATGAGGGGGTTGAGTATCGTCATGATGGGGCGGCTTGGGTAGCGATAACCCTGTCCGGTATATGGACGCCAGTTGTTTACAGCGGAGCCAATGTAGCTGTTCTATCTTCGTCAGGGGGGCGTTATCGCTACTCCGGAAAGAAGTGTTTTGTTTCCTTTAACTTCACCATGACAAGCAAAAACGGTATGTCCGGCACTATTTCAGTTAGTGGGTTTCCTCTTACGCCAGATGTAACATACGCGCCTTATCCCATTTTTTCGACAGAGTACGCCGGTGCCAATTTGGCGTTGGGGAGTCACCTGGTGGCTAGCATGGCAATAGGTGGGGGTATTACTTTTCGCTATATTAATAATACCGGTGGCGGAAATGTTACTGATGCAATGATTACAGATACTTTAACTGGATATTTTAGGGGAGAGATACTTTTACCATGATCTCAACCACAAACTACCTGTCACAAACCCAGTCCTTACTTGATTTAGACGAGTACACGGACGGCTGCACAACACCGTTTAAAACATTCATCCATAGATGGTTAAAGAAATCGCGCGTACTCTGCGCGGCGCATGACTTTGGTGGGCGGGGTTTAATTAAAGGTGTTCGTCCTGGTTGGCACAACAATTTGCACACGCTGATTGCTCACTGGTCGCAGCCAGCGCCGATCTATTGGGTATGGGGTTCAGTAGTTGCTTTTTTTACTTTGTTTTGGGCCGTGTGGCATCATGATTGGGGGATCAATTTTTTTGACCTTGTTGGTTTTCATGTTTTTCTTTTAATGATTATTGCTGTTTGTTTATTGGTTAAATACAAGCTGCTGATATTAAGTTGGGGTTGGGTTTAATAAATCAATCCAACTTAGCCGCAATCTCTTCCGCGCTCGGGTTGTAATAAATCATCAAGCTCTTTGGATCTCGGTGGCCGACCATGCGCGCTAGATCGAGAACGTGCAGCTTCTGCGCTAATCGGGTCAACGCTTCGTGGCGCGAATCGTGAAAGGTCATATCTTTGATGCCGGTCTCAATTCGTGCCTTTCTAAATGTGGATGAAAGCACGCCGCTGCTAATGTCGAGCCGGTGATCGGGTAGGCGCTGAAACAACTCAACCGCGCGGCTGGTCAAAGGTACGTCGCGCCGGTCACTATTCTTCGTGTCGATCAAAGACACAAAGCGTTTTTCAGGAAACACCTTGTCGCTGTCCAGGCTAAGCAGTTCACCCGCGCGCATAGCTGTTTCAATCGCAATCAACCAGGCATAAGCCGTCACCTGTTTTTTATTCTCAGGCGGCTGGCCCTCAACATAACCGAGCTGCTTCAACATGGTCTCGATCTCATCAGGTAGTACACGCCGGAATCGATGCTTCGGCGTCGTTGGTGCTGCTACGCCTTTCATTGGGTTAACCTCCAGCCATCCCCATTCCTTGCGCGCGATCTCAAACACAGACCGCAGCAAATTCATTTCACGCTTCACCGTACCTGATGCCACCTTCCTCAACGCCGCGTCACGCCATTTAGCGATATCCGACGTCTCTATTTTATTCATGGGCAAAGCAATAAACTGGATCTCTTTCTCAAGTTTATGCAAACGAATCGCCTCCCAGCGCGCCCCTTTTTTCGTTGGCGATACCTCCTTTGCATATCGTTTTAACGCCGCCAACATCGAATGCGCACCAGTACCAGCATCAACACCATTCAGCTCCTGCTCAACCGCCCAATCACGACACGCCGTTTTAGTATCAAACGTAGCAGACCGCCGTGCACCATCGATGCAAACCTCAACCCTCCACTTCTTCCCGCGCTTCCTGTATGCAGCCATAATCAATACCCATGTTTGGCGTAAATTCTGGCGTAAAGTGTGCGGGAACGGGCGTAAATAATCAAGTTTAGCGGGTTGCAGCGTAGTTATGCGGGAGTTAGCGGAAAGCGTAACCGATTGAAAAACAAATAAAAATCATGCTTTTCAGTAGGTTATAAAAGTTGAGTGTTTTTTGAGGTGGTGCCCAGGAGAGGCATAACAACTATTAAATAAATCAGTTAGTTATAATTGCTTGGCGTAAATTTGGCGTAGATTTATCGACCGTTGTTGTTGATCCAGTTCAGCATGTCTTCTTTTTTCCAGCGTTTTAGGCTGCCCATTATGCGGGGGTTTAGTGGTTGTGGAAAGCCGGTTCTTTTGACGAGGCGCTCAAGTACCTGGCGTTTGCTGCATCGTAATAATTCGGCTACTTCGTCCGGTGTGAGTAGTTCTATTTCTGTGGTTGTTTGTTGGGTGCTGGGGTTCATGGTGGTTCCTATTTTTTTATAACGGTTCTGGTGCCGTTGGTTTCTTTGCTTACGATGCTGTTGCTGGCCATGATGTCGAGCAGCTGGGCGGCGTGGGCGTAGGTTGTTTTTAATTTTTTATGCAGGCCGTCGGTGGTGACTATTTGCTGTGCCGTGACTATGGCAACGGCTTCGTCATACACTGGATCGGTTTTGCCTGTTGCTATTACTGTTCGACTGCCGTCTGGGTTTAGGTCGCTGATTATGCCGTCGGTTTCCATTGTTTCAATTAGTCGGGCGGCTCTGTTGTAGCCGACTTTCAGGTGGCGCTGCAGGCCTGATATGGTTGCTGAGTTTTGTTCTCTGACAAATTCGACTGCCGCGTCATAGAGTGCGTCGGGTTCACCATTATTGCTTTCACCCTGGCTAGCTGTGTGGCTGCTGGTGGCTTGATTAGCTACTGGCTCAGCGGTTGGCTCGGTTGTGTAGTCGGGTAACGCTCTGAGCGTGTCAGTGCCTTTGTTGTCGAGTTTTTGTATAGCGTATGCCCGGATCTCGGTGAAGTATCTTTTTACGCCGTTGTCCATCCAGTCTCGGGTGCGCTTGCTGCCTCTGGTGTAGATGAGGTTGCCTTTGCGCATGTACTGATAAGCGTGTTCGGCTTGTTGGTTGAAAAGTTTGACGACGTGCCACTCAACTTCTTCGATGTATTTACCTGATTGTTTACTGGTGTAGCTTTCATCGGTGACGACCAGTAGTTTGCAGACGGCACTACCATTTGGGTTGCGACGGATTTCCGGGTCTTTGGTTAGAGTGCCGATGATTTGTATATCGTTAAGGCTTGGCATGGTTAAGCAACCTTGTAACCGAAGTGCTCTTCGGCGCATTCTTTGCAATAGAAAACGCCGCAATATAAACAACGGTACATATAAAGGTAATTAACTAGCTTGAGACATCCGCACCGTATTTTCGTATGTACTAGCGGTATGTTGTCTTTCTCCTGCAGCTTGATAAATTTAATTTGTTCATGCATCCATTTAAGTTTTTGCTCACGCTGCTCAGGTGTGGCGTTACTCTTATAGGTAGGCAGCTTTGCTGCTGTATCCATGTTTACACCTCAATCAGTTCGATGTGTGGTAGATCGTCAAAGGTCTGGTCGCGGTAGTCGCCGTCGCCATCCCAGTCGGCTCCGAGTCGGAGATCGAAATTAGCCTCTATATCTGGGAAGTTTTTGCACATTTGCGACCAGGTGAAGCGGAATAGGGCGATTACTTCATAAAATTTCACGCGCTCCTTCCAGTCGAGATCACGCGTTTTGGTTGTCTGGCCTTTGAGGTCTCCCCAGCCTTCAGGTATTGGGTACGGTGCAACGTCTACGGCCATTGATGGGTAACTGTTATGTTTACTTTGTGGCCATTGTTTGGTGCTGTTGCCTTTTTTAAAGGCGTCGGTCTGTTCTGTCTCGGTGCGGTGGCCGACCAGGATGGTGATGTCGTGATGTTTGACTACGCGCTGGCAGAGTTCCTGTAATACTGGGTGACAGGTGTCGAGCTTACGTCTTGAGCTGGGGCCGAAGTCGGGCATGGTGTTATCTCCTTTTAATTGTTTTCTTTGATTGAGAGGTTGTAACCGGCGCAGAATGAATAAAAGGCCAGTTGCGTGTTTAGTTCCAGGTAGAACAGGGCGCTGAATTCGTCTTCATCGGTTTCAAGATGGAAGTCGTTGAGGTCGTTATTGATTACCCATGCCTCAAATTTATCCATCATGATTTTGATGTGGCTTTCTGTCCTGGCTTTGGTGATAGCTTTGTCTACGATTTCAGTGGGTATGGCACTCACTGGCTTGTTGTGGTCATGTCTGCTTGTGTGTGATTGGCTCATGGTGTTGGTCTCCGGTTATCGTTGAGGGGTTGAACGCAGCAGTTGTTGTGCGTTTTCGATGGGTAATATGTGTGGTGAGTACGGTGCTTTGTACGGTGGTTTTTTGCTGGTGAATAACAGCGTGCCGAATTCTTCATTCACCCTGTCTTCGCCGTTCCAATTTAAAATAACGTGGGTGGCTTCAAACCATTTTTTCAGGCGTTTCACCAGTGCTTCGTCTGGCTCTTTTTCGTAGTGGATGACGATCATGTGTTTGATTCTCTTTTCAATCAGGACGGAGGCACCGAATTGTTTTTGCATGGCTTCGATAAATGGATCGGTGGCCAGCATGTTGAATAGTTCTGGACGGTTCTTTTCCATGCGCTCGATGATGTTGATGCGTTGCTCGGAGGTAATGGCACACAGGTCGATGTAACGTTGGTCAGCTGTACTCATAATGGTTGCTCCCAGTCTTTGCGGCGTGGCTTGGTAAGAAACACCCAAAGCGCGATGATTAGTTTTTTAATCATGCTGGTGCCTGTGTTCTGTTCATGTGATCGATGGCGACGGTTATATGGATAACCGCTGCGCCATTGATGTTGAACGGTGGCATGCAGCTGGTGATCGCTAAGCCTTCATCGGGAATAAAGCTGGAGCCATCCCATTCATCGACTACGGATTTGCAGCCGTAGAATTTCTGTAGCTGTTTGGCGTCGGCTGTTTTTCCGCTGGCCTGTTTGCCGTAGATGATAACTATGCTCATGGGTTGGCTCCGGTTGGTGGTTGGTTTAGTTGTTGTCGCCGCGATACATCGCTGCCAGGTCTTCGGGTACACCGTAGATGCCAGCTTTTTCGAGTAGCTTGTTCTGGATTTCTTCAACGGGTAAATTGCGGATCTCGTTTACCCATCCGATGGCACCGAATGAGTCGATGATGGCTGAAGGCGTGGTAGTGACCAGTTCTTCTTTGTTTTTGAGTTTTAAATAATCTCTGTCGATGGTGTAGAAACCTTCGAGCTGGATATTGCAGTGGTGGGCTAGTCTTCGCAGGTTGTCGCGATCCATGCATCTGACGATCTCATAGCAGGCCATGACTTCTAGCTGCGCCGGGTCGATGGCTTGCTTGAGCGTAATATCGATACCCTTGTCTTCGATGTCGTTATCAAGGTTTAGGTATACGTCTTCGAGCAAGCAATCATAATGACCTGGCGCACCACTGGCCATCCACAAGACAACCTGGCTGCGGGTTGTCTGGCTCAATAACAAGCAGGCGTTTATTTGAGGGCGAAGCCATTCATCGAGGTATTCTTGCGTGTTTTCGATTAAGGCCAGTTCTTTTTGGTCAACGGGAGCGCGAAGTACTTTGTTGGTTTTTTTTAATTCATCAACAGAGACGCCTAACTGTTTTGCTTCGGCAGCAAGCTCCTTTTCTTTTTGTTTTTTGCTGGCAGCGGCCTCGCGTTTTTTAGCTGCAGCTATTTTTTTCTCTGCGGCTTCCTGTTTTTCGTCGTAACACTCTTCATTGAGGCAGTAGATGCGCTCATAGAAATCATTAATTTTGATATGTTTACAGGTTTTGCAGCCCTTGCATTCTGCTCTATCGAAGGCCGTGCGCACGGGCGCGACCTGTCCTTCTTTGGGCTTACCTGGACCGATAACCAGGTGGTGCTCGTGAAAAGCATTCTCAATTTCTTCGTCCAGCTCACTGATTGAAATTATTTTTTTCTGTTTCTCAAGAAACGCCTGCATGTGCGCCATGACTTTGTCGCTGGCGAGGGCAGGCAATAAATATTTGCCATGCGCAGCGGTGAGCTTGCCTTGCTGGATCATTAGTTGCGTCCATTCTGGAAGCTGTAACAGGCGACGGATGTTGCTGATGTAGCTGCGGTCGAAGGGTTTGAAGCCACACTTGACCAGTTCTGCAGGTAGCTTGGTGGCTTGGACGCCGTGATTGGTGATCATGGTTTCAAAGAAGATGGCCATTTCAATGGCGTTCAGGTCGCGGCGCTGGAAGTTCTCGCTGACCTGATCGAGCAGGCGCGCCTTTGGGTCAGGGGCGTTGCGGTACAGGCATGGCACTTCTTTAAGGCCTGCCAGCTGGGCCGCGCGCCAGCGGCGTTCACCGGCCAATATGAACCATTGCTCTTTGCCGTCGGTCTCTTCTATAAAGTAGAGAATCGGCTCCATGATGCCGCGCACCTTGATGTCGTCAGCCAGTTCCTGCAAGGCTTCAGGGTCAAAGTATTTGCGGGGCTGGGCTGGATCTGGGTTCAGGTCCTTTGGTTTGATGTATTCGATTGCTTCTATTTCTGGTGCTGCTTGTGTCATTTTGGTGTTCTCCCGTGTTGTTTTGTGAGAGAGTACAACCAAGAGTTGTATTAGTCAACAAGTTTAAGTTGTATTTTTTTTGGTGTTTCCTGGGAAACAAGGGATAAGGAGAACCTTAAATATTACCGTTCGTCGGGAAGTGTATTTATTGGCTTGCAATCCACTCAATGAGTGGTAATATATAACCGTAGTCAACGAACAGGGTCAAAGGCCCGCCTAACAGGAGAAACGACATGAACAACACTATCGACATTAATACTACAGCTGGTCAGGTTGCTGGCCGTATGATTCTGGCTAACGACGGTCTTTACCAGTTGATGCAGTCTGCATTCGGTGGCGAGGAAGATTGCGAGGGCACTATCTATCGTGTGAGAGAGCCAGCAAAACCACTTAAAGGTCGCGGGAATAGCCGTCACGAATTTGAGATGAATCAGCCGGGGGCAAAGAAGTTCTATGAAGAGCTGCCGGTTGCGCATCGCGACCAGATCAGCACCCGTCACAACAGCAACCACAATCGTTATTCATGGGAGTACGTCATTTCCGATGAGGCGAAGTTAATCTGGGAACTTTATCATGACGCATTTTGAGTTGAAGCAACTGCGCCGAGCCATCGGCGCAAGCATTTCCCGCATGGCCGAGCTGCTCGGTCTTGCGGGTGATAACGCGGCGGATGCGTTGCGCAAAATGGAAAACGGTGGCAAGCCGATATCTGGCCCGATTCATCGGCTGGCTAAATACATGCAGGAAGGCGTGGCCGATGGGCGTATGTCGGCAGCGTTGCCGGAGTTCCTGATCTGTGACGACATGGGTGGTGATTTGAATATTGAGTGGGTGTTTCACACCCGCTACCCGCGCTTCCTGGCGGCAGTGACTGATTCGCCGGTTGATGGCACGGTGAGTGCATCGCTGGATAATCTTGAATGGCTATCGGTGGCAATGTGGATAGACGAGCCGGTGGACGATGCTGAGTCGGTGGTTGTGCAGGCGGCCGCAGCCTTTGCGGATTATACGACCGAGGCGATGGATGGCTGACGCAGCGCAAACTGATCACCGTGCCTGGCTCATTCAGTGGAAGCGTGACAACAATAAAACCAATGCTGAAATCGCGGCACTGTTAAGCGAACGAACCGGTGACCGGATCAGTCAGCGCTCGGTTGAGAACTGGCTGGGTGATCCGGCTAAGGCTTCGTCGCGGCGCTGCCCTGGTTGGGTGGTGTTTGTTTTGCGCCGCCATTGTCAACCGCCGCAAGGAACCCCTTAATATAAGCACCTGGCAGGGTGAACACCTCTTCACCGGCTTTGCCGATTAGTTTGAATTTCATGTCTTTTTAGCGTTAATTGCATTTATAGGCATTGCCAGAAACATAAGGCGAGCTGCCACCGATGCTGTTTGTGATAACTATGTGTGTCGCGCCTAGTTCTGCCGCTTTCTCTATCGCTTCGTTTCTGGCGTTTTGAATGCCTTGCGAAATCATTAGCCCGCTAACAGTCGATGAGCCTTCGACTGTATTTAGTAGCTGGCATTCTTTGACCATGTTGGTATCGGCCAGCTGGACTGATAACGCTTTGTCGCTAAGCGTGGTTGCACAGCCTGTTAGTAATGAGATCGTTATTATGATTGCTGATTGTTTCACTTTGTTCTCCTATAGTGATTTTACCCAGTGCTGTTCAGATATGATGTTAATCAACGAGCCCTTGTTGTTTAGCTCGACGGCCTTTTCTATTTTGCGACCAAAGGTTGAGTGTATCCAGTCGCGACTGCCGACTTCGCCGATGATCAGGTAATCTGTTTTTTTCGTTGGTTTCGTTGTAGCGGAACCGAGCCGCTCTTCGATAATGCCGGTCACCTGGTCGCGGGTTCCGGTGATGAATTTGCCGGTGGCGCAAAAGATGCGGCCATCGTATTCGATTGGCGGTGGCGGCTGGGTCAATGGCAGCTCGGTGCTGGTGCTGGGTTCGTTGTAGAGGTGGGCGGCGGGGCCGGTTGTTTCTATGAGTAGATCCAGCAGTTCGGCCTGTTCGTTGTTATCCAGCTTGCCATCGCTGAGCATACGCTCGATTCGGCAGTACAGGATGTTGGCCGGCCACTGGTCGGCGGCGTGACGGTTGGTTTCCATCCATTTCAGCATCATCTCGGCTTCAGCCTGTACCACGGCGCCGTCGAATAGTACGCCTTTGCAGATGCCGATGAGCTCATCGATGTTTCGGTCGATAAGACGCGATCTGGATAACAGTAGATTGAGTGGTTGTCCGTTTTGGTCGAGCATGTTGCCTCCTTTCTGCCGGGAAGTGGATCAGGTTATTCGTGGTTGCCGGTGTCTTTGTCCAGCTTTGGATTAAGCGCTGCAATAATGCCGCTCAGGCGCGCACGATCAGCAGGGTCGAGTTCGTGTATTTGGTTTAATAGTTCGACATCTTCCTTGCTGTACGGCGCGCTGGCTTCCTTGACTCCTTGTGTTTGTTGACCTGCTGTTTCGTCACCTAGCAGGTATTCGGCGGTGCTGTTGAGTCCTTTAGCTATGGCGCTGATCCGTTTTGTGTACGGCATCGAGTCGCCGTTCAGCCATTTCCTGCACGCTTCATAAGATATTTTAATGTTGAGGTTGCCTTTGATGAAGTCGTGAAACCACCGGGCCCTTCCAGCGTTCTTCTTGGGCGCGCCCGCTATATCAAGCAGCTTGTTCAGCCTGGTGGCAAATCTCTCAGCTTCAGTATGTTCAACCATAGGTTGCATGTTACTGATAATTAATACAACAATCAGTTGTTGACAGTAAACAACTCTTAGTTGTATATTTGCAGCCATGAAGAACGCAGCGATGATAAAAGCAATAAAAATTGTTGGTGGTCAGGCCGCGCTGGCTGGCGCGGTAAGCAAAATAATGGGGATTGATCCACCGCTCACTCAGCAAGCCGTTTCCAGGTGGCTGGATAAAGGTTGCCCTTATAACAGGGTGCTGGCTGTTGAGCGCGCTACCGTTGAGGCTGGCAGCGATGAGTTTGTGTCTCGTCATGAGCTTGATCCTGATCTTTACCCGCAGGATGAAGAGGCTGCGGCATGAGTCTGGCCATCGATCGCCTTAGTGCGAATCTTGCGAGCTGGGCGCGGTCACCAGCTGTTCGGCAAATTGTTCGACAACGTCGCAGGCGCCGTGTATTTCTGGCGGCAGGTGTTGCTGCATTTTTGTTTTTGCTTGCTGCAGGTCTATGGCTAGCGCCTGCGCCAGCGTTGGGTTGGTGTCCCTGATGTTGTTGCATAAGCAAGCAACAAAGGTATCTAGCGCGATGAGTGTTTCTAAGGTTTTTTTGTGGTCGAGCATGTTTCTTGCGGCTTCGGCTACGTTGGTCATGGAGCGATTCCTATTTTTAGTTTTATCTATGTTTGGCGCATGTAAGTCTAGCATTAGGTTTCGCTCCTGTTTGAATTCATCGGATGACCTTCCGGTGATTGGTGAGAAAAGGGTGCCTCGTACAGGTAATGCTGGCGGGGCTTTTTTTCGTTTACGGTTTTCATAGGTTTATTAAAGCAGCCCGGTAGAAAGGTTGCGAGGTTAAAAAAGGGGAATTAACTCGATGAGTAATAAAAAAGAACAAAGCGTTGATTGTGATGATGTGCATTTTGCGATGCATAGCGCGGTTAAGAATAATCAATCGGTTAAGTTTTCTGACCTGGCCACGGAGACGGGCCAGAACAAGCAGACGTTTATCAATCGGCTGAATTATAAGGATACAGAGCATCCGCCCACTGTTGAAGATTTGGAACTGGTTGTGCGTCGCACGGGTGACACTACGCCAATCGAGATTCTTTGCAGTATGTTTGGTGGTCGGTTTACCAGTGCCAGCAAGGATGTGTCTGAGTCAGTCATGTCGGCGGTGCTGCATGCGGCCAGTGAGCAGGGTGATGTATATGCTGCCATCGAGAAAGCAAAGCCGGGTGGATATAGCAGAAAAGAAAAAGTCGAAATCAATCGGCAGATTAGTGAGGCCGTTGCGGCGCTTAATAAATTAAAAAACACAGTGAACCAGGAATAGGGCAATGCCTGATCTGTATCGCAACCCACCGCTGGAATATGCAATGCGCGCAGAGATTCGTGTTAAAGGCTGCAGCTGCTGTTCGCGAAGTGTTGAGGTGTTGAAGGGCGCGTTTAGTTGTCCTGTGGATAAAAAGTTTCCAGCCTGCCAGCGTGACGTAAAGGGTTTTCAATATGACGAAGGGGATGCGTGATGCCAGCGATGAATATTAGAGATGAGGCAGCGGACAGTGTTGAGCGTGCTGAAATTTTTGCAGCGATTTGTGGCGGTGATTGTTACCGGGTGAATGATGTTCTGTATTTGTATAAGGGTGTGTTCACAAAGAGCGCCAGGCGAATCAGGAACACGCATTGTGATGAGGTGAAGAGTATCCACATCAACGGTAGCAATAAAGCGGTGATTTTAGATAACCGTTTGTTGACGGTTGATGAAAAAGAAAAGCTGGCACTGGATACAGGATTTAAAAACTTCGAGGCGTTGTTGAGTTTTTTTAAAGATAAAAAACGTCTGCCGCTGGATGGGCAGTTGGTGAGGTGGTTGTGAAAGCGAAACTATTAATGGTAACCGCGTTAAGTATAGCGGCCAGTGCTGGTGTTTCGTTGCATGTGCCTGGCTCAAGAAAAATAAAGAAGGCGACGGATGCTGATCGTGATCGGTTGGTGTTGGCTGGTCAAAAGCGCCAAAGAAAAAAAGAGCGTCAGCTTAAGTTGGCGGGGCGGTGACATGGTTAGTGATTTTAGTGATCATGTTTTAAAGGTAGTGGGTGAGTAGGTGTTTTTCTTCTACATAATATTAACCGCCATCGCCATAGCCGGTGCAATGCTTTGCGTTGAATTTTATTATGCGCTGTTTAAGTTTGATGAAGAATAACGTTCGAGCTGTGGGGTGAGGCGCGTTTTTTGCGCCGAGTCCCACATGAGCGAATTGTTAGGTTTTTTTGATGAGAGGTGAAATGTGAAAATAGAGCAGAATATAAATATACACGGCATTATTTGCGTTCTTTCTTTTGAAGTTTCTCACGAAGATTTACGAGAGCTACTAGGAGGCTCAGAATGCGAGTGTTCATTCGAAGAACTGGAAGATCTTCTCCTTCAATGTGGCGAGAAAATTCATTTGATGCTTTCTCAATCAGCGAAATCGTTTCATTTAGATCTGTTGACTTCATATGCTAATGCTCTCCGTGATAAATGTTAATCATGAACCTAACGCCTATATGAAGCCGCGCCGCACAGGCGCTAAAAAGAATGCCGACAATACCGCGTCGGCTTGCATTAATTGTTAACTGACAACGGTGAATACCATGATGGAAGTAAAAGATTATCTGCTGGCATGTCTTAGCGAAGAAAGCGGGGAGATTGCGCAAGCCGTTGGTAAAGCGCATCGGTTTGGGCTGCTAGACAAAAACCCAGTATCAGGGCTCACAAATTGGGTTGAGCTGAGGGGAGAGGTTCACGACCTTATCGCCGTCTATGAAATGCTGTGCGATAAGTTTGACCAGGCCGAGGCATTAGACCGCAAGTTGATCGAGGTCAAAAAAGAGAGGGTTACGGATTACATGGTCTACTCCCACGGCCTTGGGCGGCTTGCCAGTTAACACCTCAATATGATGCTTAGCGTTTTTTGCTAAGTCTTCATATTGATTTGTTATGCAATGGACTGCTGGTTTTAAGAATAAAAAATAATAATAACAGAAGGTTTTTATTTTGATTCTCGATGATGTTTATAAATTAGCTGATGACCTGGGGCTGGAAGTTGACAAGCTCAAGCTCGATGGTCAGTGGCATCGTGTGCCGGTGATCGGTAAGAAAAAGAGTAATAAAAGCGGCTCTTTTTGCTTAAGTGAAATCACGTTGAAGTCTGGCGATACGGTGGTGGTTGGTTTGTTGTGTAACTGGTCGTCTGGCCGCGAAGAACGTTTGACGCTGGATGATGTGGTTGGTGCTACGTCTGATGAAATTGATGAAGCCAGGCGTCGGGCACGCGCGGCGGCTGAGGCTGGTAAAAAAGAAAAGGAAAAACTGCAGACGGAGACGGCTAAACGTGCTGAAGAAATTTGGAACCGTTTACCTGAGTCGGGCATGTCGCATTACCTGGGAAACAAGAAGGTGCTGAATTATGACGTGCGGTTTTCCCGTGGCTCGATTGTGGTGCCTGCGCGTGATGTCGATGGCAAGCTGTGGACGTTGCAGTATATCAATGCTGAAGGTGAGAAGAAGTTTTTAACCGGCGGCGCGAAGCGTGGCCGGTTTCATTTTATAAAATGTCCCGCAGGGACTCATTATTGTTTTGGGGTTGCTGAGGGTTATGCAACGGCTGCGTCGTTATTCGATGCGATGGCGCAGCGTTTTTCTATTGCGGTGGCATTTGATGCTGGCAATTTATTGCCGGTTGGCGAAGCCTTGCGTTCGCGGTATCCCGATTCTCGAATTATCTTTTTTGCTGATCACGATATTTATAAAGGCTATCCGCAGGCTTTAATTCGCGCGCGTGATGCTTCACCGGCTGTGCGTGAGCAGATCGCACGGCTGGCGCGTGTTCGGCCTGATGTGGCGGTTGAGGTTGTGGCTGATGATGATGCGCGGCTGACTGATCGTGACAAGCATTTTAATACCGGCGTGACCAGGGCGCTGCTGGCTGCGGCGGCGGTT